GCCCAATACTAAAGGGATCGTGGCTAATTTAACCTTCCATAAATGAACGCCTCTATTGTCCCATTCAGATAATAAAATATTTAAATTTCTTCTTGCTGTTTTTAAATGATTACCAGATCTAGCTGTTCCAATACCTACACGTCCATAAGCTTCATCAAAAAGCTCATCTAGTTCAAGATTGAAACTTGTAGTCCCAGAGGTAGTCATCTACTCTCCTATTTATCTATAAATAATATAGCTGTTAAAGATGAAGCGTTAGCTGTTACACCAATACCATCTACAATTCCAGTTCCATTATTTTGGGAATATAAAACTCCGTCTTCTGGAATATTTAAAGTTTCAGTTTGTCCTGCTCCAACAGCTACTGTAAAAAATACTTGTGTATTAGTTGAAGAACTAACAGTTGTAGCATTTGCTAAACCATTAATAATTAATGTTCCAGAACTTCCTGTTGATTGAACAACATATCCTCGAAGTCTTGTTCTTCCAGCAAATGCAACTGCATTTGCAGTGCTTATGTAAACTGGTTTTACATCACTTTTAAAACTCATTTTATCTCCTTATATTTTATAGGGACTCCGAAGAGTCCCTATAAAAAAATATTAGTTAGTATATTGTTCTTCGCCTGGTTTAGCTGTAGCGTCGTTAAATGCAAATGTGATTACACCTGAAACGTTACCTGTCCCTGCTGTAGATCCAACACTTCCTAAAACTGTTGTATTAGCTGTAAGACCAGCTGCAACTACTAAAGTTCCTGTAAGTGCGTTAACACCTTTTGCTCCAGAAACTAAATTATTTGCAAATCCAGTTGAGTTAGCTGCAGATCCTAAATTAATAGTTGTTGTAGCTCCACCCGCTGAAGTAGATAATACCGCAAAATTAAGTGGTATAGCTCCTTGTGGTAATACAAACGGCGCTAAACTATTTACAGTTGCTCCAACAGATACTGCTGTTGCTGTCGTTGTTGATGCTAAAAAAGTAATAACTTCTGACGCAACTAAAACTGCTGGTGTAACACCAGAACTTTTATCTTGTCCGCCGTAAGTTCTTACATATCCTTGAAATGTACTTTTTGTTCCCATGTTTTTATCCTCCTATTAATCCAATGTAGTCATTAGGCATGTCGACTATACGCGTCTACATCAGATGTTAATGTATAGTTCTATAAATATAGCTTAATTTTTTGAAAAGAGCAAGAGGTGGCTTAAGTTTTTCTCGCTTTTATTCCAATTATATAACTAGTTTAGCTAGCTATAAATGCTGGATCTTCTTCTTCGCTTAAAACAAGGTTATTTTCTTGTCTAGCGGCTTCAAGATCCTGTTGAAGAATTTCTCTTTTAACTTCCTTCAACATTACGTCCAACCATTGCATGTCGGTCGTTAATCTTCCCTGTTCAAGATAAGACTTGTTCCACTGTGACTCCAAGTCTATTTTCTTGGCCAGAAGTGATTGGGACAATGATGTCACGTTCAACCTCCTCGTAAGTTATATAGAAAAAATTACTAATCTGTTTATGACTAATCATTTTTTCTAATTGCTCTTTACTTGTTTTTCCCAGAAAGTCAAGTACTTTCTGATGTAAAGATTCTGTAGTGTTTATGGGTTCAGATTCCAATGTAAATTGGATTTTCATGCCTTTTGTGAATACTTTTATTAGGTAGGTCATCTTCTCACGGATGTCTTTATATTGATTTTGAAACTAGGTCAATCTTATTTTTAACGCATCTATTAGTATTACCTATTAATGCTAATCTTATTTTTTCTTTTGTTTCTTTAGTATGTTTTTTTCCAAACATAGAATTATTTTCACCTTTTCTTTTACCTTTAATACTTAATTTCATTTTTTTTATTGTTTCCTTTGAATGTTTTTTTCCAAACATATAATTGTCTTTACCTTTTCTTTTACCCATCATTATTTTACTTAAATGTGTAGGATCAATAGATTTATTATCTGTTAAGTTTAAAAAATCATCTCTATATATAACTTTCATTCTTTTTAAAACTTTATTTTCCCAATTCATCGCTTGTTTAACTGTATTAAATGTTTTTCTTATTTCAAATATAAATGATTTCTTTCCATATCTTTTAATTAATACTTTTACTTTTTTTGATGATGTAAAATATTTTGTCCAAAGATCATTAGGATGACAACCTTTTTTAAATCTAACACCATAATAATATTTATTTGTTGGAATATGTTTTAATAGATATGTAAATGGAATATTTTTAATCATTATTTTTCTTTCTATTTAACATAACAAGGTGGCCGAAGCCACCTTGTTATTAAAGTTCTTATGCTCCTGGTGAACCGAAAGCGCCTCTAGGGTCAGAAAAGCCGAAGCTGTATCTTTCTCTAGCTTTATATCTTACGTTGCCAGTTTCAAAATCTCCCTCCATAGAAGTTCTAATTGGGGATCTTTCGAAGTACTTTAAGCCATTTGGTACATCTGTCATGATAAAGAATGCATCAGAATCAGTTAAGTAATGGTTCACAACATAACCTTGTGGAATCATTCCTTTGTTTCTAATTGCATTGATATCATTGTCAGCTGTTCCAACTCTACCAGCAGAAGACATTAATCTGTCTGCAGTAAATTGTGATTCAGAAGGAATAATTAATTTCACTCCTTGAGCCGCAATTTTTAAACCTCTTTCATCTGTGAAAGCAGCAATATCTATTAAAGACTGCTCTAAAGATGTTTCATTTAAATCAGCTGCTGTTGCAAGCGTGTTTCTAAATGTTCCAGAGATTGTAGCGTGAGTCGTAGAGAATAAAGGAGATCCGTCACCACCTAAATAAGTAGTGCTGAATCCGTTATTCAATACGTTAGCCGCAGTTACCTGCTTTGTATTCGCCATAGATCTTGCTAAAGCTTTTGTATATCTAGACGCTAGTCTATCATACAAATTGTCCTCGATCGCTTCTTCAGTGATCGCGAATGCTAAAGCAATAGTATTATGCGTATACCTTGCAGTGAAAGTTTCTTGTGCCTGATCGTAGTTGACACCAGATCCTTCAGCTTTGATGGCAGCGTTTCCGAAACCTGATAACATAACTTCTTCTTCAAAAGCTCTGTCAGATGTTTCTTTTACGAAGATTTCTTCGTGTTCGCTGTCATAACGTTTATATTCAAGTCCAAACAGAGCGTTTAAACCTGGTTCTAGTTCCTTAACTAGTTGTGATCGTGATATAGCCATAGTTTATTCTCCTGTTATAGTAATTGTTGACCTGGAGACAATTTAACAATGAAATCTTCATTTGTTACTGTCTCTTCGTTACCTATGAATGGTGAAGTATTCACCACAGTTAATTGCCCATTAGCTGACGTGGCTGAAGTTCCAAGATCTATATAAGCACCAGAAATACCATTGTTGGTATTACCTGCTCCATACACTTGATCAAAGCTAGTTCCAACCGCAGTAGTTCCTAAAGCAGTTCCTGTAGATTTAACGAGGTACAATTGGTTAGGGTCATTTATTACGTACGCCTGAATTTCACCTTGAGTGATATTCGTTTGTGCATAAAAATTTGACCATTTTGGTTTTTTTGTCGATGGGTCTGATTCTACCAGGCAACCATTGAATACGCCAAAAATACTAGTTAGAACTGAAGTATCAACTACGACAACTCCACCAGTAACGTTTAGCTTAACAAGGTCTCCTTGGAAAATAGACGAGCTGTAGTTGTCCACGATCACATATTGATCTTGTCCGCCTGCAGCTGGGTTCCCACCAAGTTTGCCTAACGGTCTGAAACCGAAGGCCACTGTTGAGTTTGCCATATTTATTTTCTCCTTAAGTTTATTTTAAACTTTGTTGGATAGGAATTACTAAATAATTAGTTTTTCTTTGAGCCACCAAAAGTTACACGAGTTTGCCTCTCTTTGCTGATCGGCATACTTGGGTGCTGTTCCTTAAAGGGATCGTTTGCAATAGCTTCTTCTCGGTCTTGAGTTCTTTTTGCAAAGTACTCTTCGCGAGATTTTGCGATCTCTTCGGGTATCCTAGCCAGCACTAGGCCGCCAACTCCAATGACTCCTGCGTATTTTCCGTCTTTGACTTGTGGGTAATTAGAGTCAGGATATTCATCCGCTCTAACAAATTCCCAACCAGATCTCAATTTGCCTGAAACGTTCTTCGTATCATCGAAGCCAACGCTCTCGGCTCTTATCCATCTATGTCTAAATCCGTCTGGCGCAGGTGGTGCATCCAGAGATGATGGTGGAGTCCAAACTTTTGGTCTTTCTTTTTTGACCATAGTTTCGCTCGCACGGGAAGTCTTAATTGTATTTTTTTCGTTTACCATATGCCTATACCTCCTTCGTGGTTAAATGTTTCGCATATTCTTCAAGTGGCACACCTAATCTTTTAGCAATTGCTACCTGTGAAGGTGTGAGTCTCACAGTTTTTTTGCGTCCTGTTTGGCTTGGACGTTTCGCCGAAGCTACATTTTGTACAGGTTTATTTGTACTTTCTGTAGATGTATCTTCTTTTATAGCAAATTTATGCGGAAATTCAAGTCTTATTCTTTTATCAATTTCTGCATAGTATTCGTCACTTCTAGGATCAAATCCTTCCTCTTCAACAATTTTTTTATGTAAATCAAACGCAGTATAAGTCATTGCTGAATCATTACCAAACCAATTATTTCTAGAAGCCCAATCTTCTGCTTTAGGATCAGTTTGTGGTGTTTGATTTGTTTGTTGAGGAGTTATTGTAACTTCTTTTTCTTTTACAATATCTTGTTGATTAGATTTAATAGAACCTAATCTAGCTGCTTCTAAAGTTAACTCTGCAATTTGTTGTTGAGCTGAAATTTGAGCATCAACATCTCCTGCATTGATAGCTGATTTAAGTGCTATTTTTACGTTATCTAAACTAGATTTAACTCTACTTTCAAATTCAGAAACATATCTTTGATCTGTTCTAGATAATCTTGATTCAATCTGTTCTTTTTCTTTTTTAACAGAATGAGCAAAATTAATAGCTTCTTCTTTTTGTCTTTCAGCTTCTCTAATTTTATGAGTTAGTTTAGCAATACGTTTTTTAACACTCTCACTATACTCTTCTAACTCATCTTTTTTCTCTACAGGTTTTTCAACCTTTGCTTCAACAACAGGTTTTTCTTCCTCTTGTATAACATCGATCTTCTCTTCCTTTTTTTCTTCTGCAACGACTTTTGTTTGTTCGTTGTTATCCAATGTAACTTCAGCGCCTTCTTCCTCGCCGACATCTATCATTGGATCTCTTTTTTTATCTTCTATTGGCATAGTGCCTCCTATGTTTAAATATGATGAAGAACATCTTCAGGATTTTTTATAGTCCCAAGTACTTCGTCATCGTTTAGTAGTCGCACTTCTCCACCCTCTATTGGTAATCTCGATCCCGCATAACGAGCAAAAATTACCCAATCTCCTTTTTTACACCATGGACCTGTTGGGTATCTTTCTTTATCGTGATACGCTAATGGTCCAATTTTTAATACATAACCACAGTTAGTAGCTATTCTTAATTTATCTAATGATTCTTGTGCAATAATAATTCCACCTTTAGTTTTATCTTTAGGTGTAAATGGTAATACTAATAATCTCCAACCTGTTGGATTGGGTAAGCTATCAACTAATGATTCAGAAATATTTTCTGCTCTTATAGTTTTATCTTCAATTTTTTTATTTTCTTCTTGATATTTTTCTTCTAAACCTAGAACGGTTTTAGGTATTTCATTTGACTGAACATCAGTCGAGTTTAATAACGTTTCCTTGTTCATTTTCCTTAAGCTCCTTTTTGTTTAGCAGGTTAGAGATTTCCTGTAATAAAAACTCGTAAGTACGAATTTGTCCAAGTATATACTTATAATTTTCCATATTGTCAATACCACCAGAAGTAATCATGGTTGTTAAATTAGCCAACTGGGCTTTCATATATTTTTGTAATTTACTTGCTACGTCTACTTCATCCATCACCTTCTCCTTTTGTTGTTTATATTAACAATTCCACTTACGTAGAGATTTATTAATTCTTGAATTTGGGTCTCTTGCTGTTTTCGCTGATGTTAATTTACTTTTCATTCCAGACATTCTAGCACAGAATGACTTTCTTCTATTAGCAGATTTAGAACCTGGCTTTAATTTAGAAGGTTTAGTAGTTACTGCCATTGATAATTTAGAACCAGGATTCGCGGCTCTATAAGATGCAATACCTTTTCTGTTTAAACCACCTGTCGGATTCTTACCTTCTTTACGTTGCCATGCTGCAGTTCTACCGCCAGATGCCATCATAATTCTACTTTTACCTTTTAATGCAATATCACCCATTATTTTTTCTTTTTCTTTTTGCCAACTGCTACACAATTAGGAACTGATTTACTACCTTTTTTCTTAAATCCTTTTTGTTCATAACCTCTCCAACAAGTTCCTCTTGGCATTAAAAACCCCTCAATGCAAGTTTTGGTTTTCCTTTTATAAGACCACCTCTTTCCATATTTTTACGTTTTAAAAATGTTGAAACATTAGATGGTTTAGG